TTCCACGACTACTTCACATCCTGTTTGCCTTCGCCGTTGAAAACTGACCCTGTGGAAATCAGCCTGACTGGCAATGCACCAGTTGGACTGTACAAAAACAGAGAACTAAGCGTATTCGGAACAGCAGGTGGAAAAGATGCAATCTACTTTAACCAACCAAATGCAGGCGAATACGCACCAGCAATTGAAAACGACACTGTAGGAAAAGGAACCGGACTAGTAACTGGAAGCAATAACAAAAACTCAAAAGTAGATGATATAGCTTATCTAGGCGCAGACCTAAGCGGAGTAAGCGCGATCAGCATTCAGGATTTACGCATGAGCATCGCACTGCAGCACATCTTCGAGGCAGATGCACGCAACGGCACGCGATACCGTGAATTCCTATCGGGCACATGGGGCGTAACGTCACCAGACAGCCGACTTCAAATTCCTGAATACATCGGCGGGCAACGCATCGCAATCAATGTAAATCAGGTCGTCCAGACGAGCCAGACGGACACGACAACCGGTCAGGCACTAGGCAATACGGCAGCATACAGCCTGACCACGTGCAGCAAGCAAATGGTAGACTATGCAGCGACCGAAAACGGCTACATCATCGGTCTGGCAGTGGTACGAGTGGAACACAGCTACCAGCAAGGGCTTGCGACAAAGTGGACACGCGGCGGGCGATTCACCTACTACGACCCGAGACTTGCAGCACTGGGTGAACAGCCGGTGTATAACCGTGAAATCTATGCACAGGGCACGGCAGAAGATAACGAAATCTTTGGATATCAAGAAGCATGGGCAGACTACCGCTACAAACCTTCCTACGTAACCGGTGAAATGCGTTCTAACTACAAGACTAGTTTGGATGCATGGCACTATGCGGACGATTATAACGCGCTTCCGCGTCTCTCAGCAGAGTGGATACAGGAAGGAACACAGAACATTGACCGAACGATTGCAGTAACAAGCGCAAAAAGCCATCAGTTCTTATGTGACTTCTACTTCACCGAAGACTGGTACCGCGAAATGCCTATCTACAGCATCCCGGGCATCGAAAGAATTTAAGGAAGGAGGAAGCCCCGCAAAAGCGGGGCTATTTTTGAATGGAAACATTCTTAAAGCTTTTGCCATCCCTCATGAAAGGGCTGAGCATGTTAACAGGCATCATAACAAGCAGTAACCAGAGCAGCGCCAAAAACAGCCAAGGGTCAGGCAGCGAAACCACAACCGGCAGCGAGACCACAACCGGCAGTGTAACAGCACCACAGCAGATAGGTTCAACACAAATCAGCACGCCAACAGGCATTGCAACATTTGGTAACCAAAGCAGTGTAAACACCGCAAACGCACTACAAATGATGAGCGGGCTACTGAGCAACCTTGCGAATGCTGGAAGCCAAGCAAGCGCCAAGAAGTACAACAGCGCAGAAGCAGCAGCAGAACGAGCGTTTCAAAAGGAAATGCGCGGAACGGCCTATCAGGATACCGTAAAGGACATGATTGCAGCGGGCATCAATCCTATTCTGGCAGCGACCAACGGTGCAACAAGCGCACCATCGGGAGCATCTGCAAGCATTGGAAGCCAACGTTATAACCAACAGAGCGCACAAGCGGCAAGTGTATCCGCTATGTACGAATACGGCAACAACACAGCAGAGCTAGCAGACAAATACTTGAACCTGGCAAAACAGGCCACCAGCGCAAAACAGTTTAAGAATGCGAAAAGCTGGGAACAGGCAGCGAGCGAGCTGGCAACCTCAAGCGCAAAACAGGCGCAGCAATACAGCTATGCAGCTAACAAGTTAGGCGCGGGTCTTTCGAAAGCTGGTAAAGCAGCGAAAGACGCAGTAGGAAAGGCTGGTAAAGCAGCCAAAGAAGGTGTTGACAAAATAGCAGAAGATACTATCAACAAGACAGCAAGAAGACGCAAACTAATAGATGGATTCAAATCTGGAAAATCATACACAGGAGACTAAGAAAGGAAGGGGGATGGTAAAACATCCCCCTTTTTTTAACAACAATAATCCAGAAAATAGAGAATGTGGAAAACTTGAGTTTTCAACACTTTCAACAGGTTTTCAACAACAAGTTGCACAAATAAATTCGTCAAAATGACGAACATTCAACAATTCAACAAGTTTTCAACAAAATTTTTAACAAGAAAACAAGCAATAAATAAACGTAGTAGCGTTAAAAAAACAAGTTTTCAACACTTTCAACACTACTACTACTACGACTACAACAAGTTAATATATAAAGGAAGCGAGGTGTCAATCGGCACAAGATAGACAAGGAAGCTTGTGCCGGTAACAAAAATGCCATGTACAAAACCATTAGTATTTCAAATGGATATGAAAAAACCGAAACTGTGGGGAAGTCTGGAAAACCTATCAAAACAAGGACTGCAAGCGGACATCATGGACGGAATCAAAAAAGGAAAATTCGCATTGTTACCATGCGGTAAATGCGAGTATTGCCGCAAACAGATAGCAGACCAATGGGCAACCAGAATAGAGCTAGAAGCCAAAGAGTGGGACGATGTGATTTTTCTAACACTGACGTATGACGACGACCATATACCCTACGGCGAAATCATCAAAGGATACAAAAGCATACAAAGTCAGACAGTAAGCAAACGAGACGTGCAGCTATTTCTAAAACGGCTGCGGAAAGCGTACAAGAAGCCGATAAAATATTTCCTAGCGGCTGAATATGGTGACAGAACAAAAAGACCACACTATCATGCAATAGTATTTGGACTAAAACCGCCTGATGCACAATGGTATAAAAACCAAAAGGGCAACAGCTATTTTAAAAGCGAGTGGCTACAAAAAATATGGGGCAAAGGCATGATAGACTTTTCACCAGCACAACCGGGAAGTTTCGCATACGTGGCACAATACGTCAACAAAAAAGCTATAGGGACAGAACAATCAGTAAAATACTGGATGGAAGGTCGAGAACCAGAGTTTAGAATCATGTCGAAAGGTATCGGCGAAAAATATCTAAACGAGCACAAAGATGAAATCTTAAAAACAGATAGCATCATATGCGCAGGAGGACGCGAAAAAAGGCCTCCACGCTATTTTGATAAGATTCTAGATAAAGATACCAGCCAAGACAAAGAAAGCTATTTTAAGGCACATTCTGACGAGCTGAGAGAGGTTAGAGCCAGACGCAGACGCAGTGCAATACAAAGTTTGGTCAATCTCGAACAGAGCACAAGCGTGGATTATGAAACCTATCTCAATATTCAAAAAGAAAAGGACAAGCTAAAACAAAAGTGGCGTGAGCCAAAAGTATGACGCGCACAGCGCTTACAAGGAATGGATTATCCGAGCTCCGCATACGCTACGCACGGAAAGGCGCTAAAGCGCCATTCAAACCAAAAAACAATTGACAGACGACAAAATATATAGTATAATCCACAATAGAAAGCGAGGTAACCGAAATGATTGAAAGCTATATCATGGACACAGACGCAAACAAAAAAGTAGGGCAGCACTTCAAAGTAAAGGAATTCGCTTGCAAAGACGGTTCACAAGTAGTTTTTATAGACAGTTACCTAGTGTCAATCCTAGACATCCTCAGAAACAAAATCGGAAAACCTGTCATCATCAACAGTGGATACCGGACACCAACAAGGAATGAAGCGGTAGGCGGTGCAAAGTACTCATATCACATGCGAGGAATGGCAGCGGACATTCGAGTAAATGGAATGAAAGCAAAAGAAATCGCCAACGAACTGAATGCAATCATTCCGAATGAATGCGGCATTATCGTATATGACACGTGGGTACACATCGACACACGCACCAAAAAATACAGAAAGGGGGTGTAACAATGAAAACATGGAACGTAAGAGACCAGACCAAAGAAGCACTAGAAATTCTACTCAAACGAAAGTACAAAGAAATTGATGACAATTACAAAATGCTTAAAAAAGTGTCAAACATCGAGGACGCTAAAAAGATAGTAAACGAAACTTGGCTAATAAAAAGCTTTATAAACGACATTGAACTAGAACTAATGCGAAGGGAGTAAAACAATGGCACATAGAAGCGGAGCAGGTAAAGGCGACCAGAAACGATTTACTCAGACTGCAAAGAAAGTAAAAGACATCAACGTCCGACCGAAAATCTCACGAGGCGGTATCCGACTGTAAGCGATGCAAACCAAAGAAAGGAGGCGAATTAATGGCGTTAATCAAAGTCAAGGACGTTAAAGAAGCAATTGCACTAATGATGAACATTCTTGAAAAGCTCGACGAAATTTACCACGCTCTGAAGGACGCAAACAAAGACGAAAAGTAAAGGAGAAAAACATGAAACTGAAATTCTATTCATTCCACGATTCGCTCACCAACGGCTACTCACAGCCATTCTTGCAGAACAACCGAGCACAGGCAGTTAGAACGGCACGATGGAAGGCCAACGAGAGCAAGCCCAGCGAAATTGAAGATATTTCGCTAGTAGAACTGGGCGAATTCGACACAGAAACAGGCTACATGAGCGAGGCAATGCCTGAACACATCACACGGCTCATCGACCTGAAGGAGGCAGCCAATGTTAAATCCTGAGGTGATGGTACGCTTCTACGGTATGACGACCGAGAGAGTACCAAACAATCCGGGCAGCACGACCGCGCCAACGTGGAAAGCGGTAAAGCAACCAAACGGCACAACCGACTACATCGAGCAGCCGAACGAGAACACATACGAAAAAATCCAACGAGCCGGCGAGGGCTACGACCTTGCAAGCGCAATCGCACGGCTGGAAGCGGGGGATACCAGCATCAAAGCTAAAAGCATGGTATACACCGAAGGCACCGACCTCGAAAATATGCCAAAAGACATCATGACGATGCACGAAAAAGCCGAGGCTGCAGCCGAAACACTGGAACAGCTGAAACAGATGCAACAGACCGAACAGCCGAAGCAGAAAGACGAACAGCCGAAGCAGAAAGAGGAAGAAAAGAGGGAAGAGGTGAAGGAAAACGAACCGAAACAGTGAAAACCATTTCGCGCAAGTGCCACGAATGGAACGACCGCGAAGCAAATTTGACCGAAGTCACCAGCTGTTGACGACCATCAACGAAGGCGATTTGGTGCCTATCTACTGTGATGAGGTGCTTCCGGGCGATACCGCAAAAGTACAACTTAACGGCCTTATCCGAATGAGTACTCCCATCTATCCTATCATGGATAACTGCTACATGGATACCTATTTCTTTTTTGTTCCGTGCCGTCTGCTGTGGGAGCACTGGGAGAACATGTTTGGCGAGAACGATACAAACTACTGGGCAGAAAAGACCGAATACAGCACACCGACTTGCGCAATCGGAGGCAAAAGCGGTCTGGTAAATGGCAGTATAGGCGACTACTTCGGACTGCCAACCGAAGTAAAAAATAAAATCAAGGTCAACGCGCTGCCAGCACGCGCATACGCCATGATTTACAACGAGTGGTTCAGAGATGAAAACCTAGAAGCACCGCTCATGCTGGGGTACAAAAAAAGCGATGAAGGAGGAACTGACGAAACACCCGGAAACGATACAAAAGAATACTATGTAAACAGACCGGATCTAACGACAAACACAAACGAAGCAAGCTTATATGCACGATTTCCGGCAAAGGTAGGCAAATTCCACGACTACTTCACATCCTGTTTGCCTTCGCCGTTGAAAACTGACCCTGTGGAAATCAGCCTGACTGGCAATGCACCAGTTGGACTGTACAAAAACAGAGAACTAAGCGTATTCGGAACA